GCAACGGCACCGGCTAAATCGTCTGGCCCAACTGTACCAGATAGCTCTAACAGCGTCTCATGCGATTCCTTGCAATAATCGGCCGCTATGGCTCGATCTCCGCCTAGCTCTTCGACAACGTCGCCAAGCGTGTCACGCCAGGAACCATAGAAACGATCGATCGACCCGATAAACTTGTTCGGATTGGCCGCATAGCCGTTTACGCGCTTAGCTTCAACGCCGATAAGATGCTGCACACGCTCCGAAATGACCCGCCGATTACTTGGCCCGACCGGCTCGTTATCGCCGGGTACTTGTTCGGTGTCTGATCGCGGATCGATCGCCGGATTGTCATACGTGTCCCCGCCTTCGTAGGGGTTCATTGCCAAGTACTTAACGCGGATCTCATTGGGCGACATGATCCGGCCCATTACCATCTTCGTCGCGAAGTCTGCCGTTTTGCTCATGTCTGCCTTGAGCAATGCCGAGCGGTCGAAGGTGAATGCGTGGGTATAACGCTCCTTCTGCCGTTCGGTGAGAAGCTTCGTCCACGCCTCTTGCTCAATCTTGGTTAGCCAATTGTCGAGGCACGACGTAAGGTATTCCAAATTGTGCTCTTCGAGACTGTTGTATCCTTGCGAATCGCCATCGCCGGGAATTGAGCCTAGCCCGAACCATAGCATTACGTCCTGTCGTTGAAATTTTCGTTGCTCAAGCCATTGCGAGTCGCGGCCATTCATCGCGACCATGTTCGCCTTGATGCCTTCGCGAAGCATCGCGGTTTTGCCTGCGTTATCTTCGCCATCGTGGGCATCTCGGAAAAAGTCGAGAAACTTTTTTGCGTCGTCTTCATTGCGAAACATTCCGGGCGGGGCTTCTAGGATTAATGATCCGCTGAAACCCTTTTTCGCAAGCGAAAACACTTGCTTCTCTGCGGCTAGGCCAGTGCCAAAGCTTTCGGCTGCTGTCGCGAATACGCTTTTACCCTGTACGCCGTCGAAGCCAAACCCGGGAACGTGAAAAACGTCCGCATCGGGAATTGCGATCACCTTTTCCGGATGCAAAATCATATCGTTGTAGAGGCTCAAATGGTCGTCGCGATCAATGATCGTAAGATGCCACTTTTCACCATCGACTAGGCCCGTGTCGCTGCGATCTGGCAAAAGCGGAATAAGTTCTTTCGGCCTTCCAGCAGCGTCGCGAATGATCGCCGACCGCCAATTGCCCCACAGCAAAGCATGCCCCATGCCCTGTTGTTTCCAATGAAACGCCGTCTGGTAGACGTTTGGGCGATACCCGACAAGCCGATAGGCAGGGTGTGAGGCGTCTGGCGTAACCTCTCGCTCTCCAAGGCGATTAACAACCATTGGCAACTTGCCGACGTCGCCGCTTATCTTGTTCGTGCAATACCAAACCGGTGCGTACTTGATCGATTTCGACGCGGTCATCCGCTCATCGAGGTCTTCTAGCGAAAAGCCGAAGATGCGGCCAGCAAATTGACGAAACCGTCCGGAGAACTGCGTTAAATAGTCCAGCATCGCATCCCTACGCTATGAAGAGTGATCCGGTCGGTCGTGAAGGTGCAAGCATTGCCAGCCGCAATGCCATAAGCGAAGCGACTGCCGCGTCAATTTTTTCTTCGCTGTTCTTTTTGTCCGGCATCATCCGGCCGGCACTGTTTTCGTTGGTCATCATTGCCAAAAAACAAAACCGCAAAATGTCGTCTTTCTCGTCAAATGTTACACGATTTTCACGAATTGCGGATGCTATTTCCTGCAACGGCTCGTGAAAATGGTAGGCGTTTTGAGGCATCTTGAGCACCTCTAGGCCCTTCTCTGATAGCTCGTCGCCTAGTTGTGCCGCGTTGTATGGGTCGTATGCCACCGCCTTACAGCCCTGATCCCAAGCCACGGAGAGCAAATCGTCGCGAAGAGACGCCACGACGTACCGAACCCGCTTCAATTGCCCTTCGTGAATCCAGTCCGCCCACGGCAGCCGAGTTAAGTCGCGCGTCGTGTCTTCAACAATGAAATTCTTTGTCGTTAATTCGTAACGCCAAATGTCTTTCCCGTCTTCGTCGCGGTCGTGTGGGAATCGAGCACACGATGCCCTCGATGCGAGGTCGTCGCGGCCGCCTAAGTCGATGCCAGCGGTGATGCAATCGGCAGACTTCCAATCGGACAGCGGTCCCCGGCACCGGTCGAAGTCTGCTGGGTTGATGAATCGGGCGGCGCTACTAACTTTGCGGTTCCCGTGATAGCGGATAAACCGAAGCATGGCCGCCGGTGACTCTTGGGCCTTGGTCGCTTGCTCTCGAAGGTATTCGGTTTTGATCGAGACGCCGATATTCGGATTTGCTTTTACCCAGTTGCTTTCGTCAAGTGGCTCGTCATCTTCGTCAAGCTCAAAGACGTATGAAAAAAACGTTTCGTCTTTGATGTCGCCGCGGGCTACTTTCGTCGCGTAGTCGTAATCCTCTTGCCAAAGCTTTGACGAATCATCTCCAGCGGTCGTGAAGTCACCGATTAGCGGTTGAACGCGATTGCCGCTGCCGGTAACCATCGTATCGTAAAACTTTCGGTGATACTCTTGCCAAGCATGCTTCTCGTCCATGATCACGGCATGCGGGTTTAGCCCGTCATAGGGCTTGTCGCTACCGACGCATCGGATCGACCCTTGATTGTGGGCGAAGGTGATCTGCCGATTGATCCGCGTCGACGCTTCCAGGATCCGCGGAGACTTCATTCGCATCCGCTCAATCTCGGCATACATAACCTTTTCAACTTGTTCTTTTTTGGTCGCGCACAAAATTACTTCGGCGACGCTTTCGGGCCCTCCGGTTATCGGGTTGCGATCGATTGCGGCCAGTGCCAACGCAAGCCCAGCCCCAAGAGTACTCTTGCCGTTCTTGCGTGCCATCGACCAGAAAAATCGGCGAAACCGTCGCGACTTGTCCGACGTTCGCTTCCAGCCGAATAGGCACCAAACGCCAAAAGCTTGCCACGCCTCAAGGGTAAACGGCTTGCCTGCACTGTCGCCAATTGAATGGCAAAGCATCACCGGAAAGAAGTCGACATAGGCACCGGCCGCACACGAGTCGAAATAATACGGGAAGCCATCGTCGCCGATCTTGTCGAGGTCATCGACGTGACGCTGCACCGCTGCCCGAACAGATGAGCACACAACCAGCCGGCCGCTCAATACGCCGTCGATGTAGTCGCGTACCAACCTGTCCGGCATAAAATCAACCACGGCCCATCCGTTCCATCAGCATGGAAAAAGAGTCGTCTTTGTCGTCGTCGGTCTTGAGTGATTTAAGCTTCTGCCGGCTTGCTGGCGTTAGACCAAACTCTGGCAAAAGCCGGTTCATGTGTTCGCGGTACTTCTGTTCTTCCGCGACGTAGGGGTTCTTCTTCAGATTGCTGTTGCCGTCTTTGTCGATCTGCCAGACCGCAAGCCCGGTTTCGTTTACCTTTTCCCGGGCCTCTCGCCATCGAGCGTACGCGGTACAGTAGGCGACCAGGATCTCCCGATTGTCCGACGACAAGACGCCAAGCCTCCCGAGGTCGTCACAAAGCTCTAACCATTTTTCAGTTTCGAGTTCGCCAAACCACTCCGGCATTTCGGGCTCGCTGCCGTCTGCCGTTGGCGCTGCCTCATTTTTCCGCTGCGGATTCTTGCGGTAAGCTCCGGTGAGCTCTTTAATTTCGGCCGAAATCGGCTTTCTTCCCTTGCCCATTTTAACACCCTAGCTACAAAACCCAATTTTGTGGACGATTACGCATGGTTTCCCCGGGCTATCTTGGTAGTCTAGGCAGCATGTTGGTGGTACCCCCGTCTCATTGTGAGACTGCCTAGTTATTGTGCATTTGCTGGCTTTCATTGCTTACTTTCTAGGCGGTTGCTTCTGTCGAGCTGTTGATGGCATGGTCGGCACACTGCCAATAGGTTAGTCACGTCCAATCGCCTTGATGGATCAACATCAATAGGCACAACGTGGTGAACGTCCCTTGATAGCGTGTACCGCCCATGCTTCAAGCACTCTTGGCAAAATGGATTGTTAGCCCTAAATCGTTTTGACAACTGATCCCAATCATAACCATAACCTCTTTCGCTTCCGCTCTTGCTGTTCGTCTTAGGCTTCATCCTTTCTTTGACGCCACACTTACTGCACGTCAGCGGCCTAGCCCTTTCGTCTATCACCCCGCCGCATCGACATAGCTTGTACGCTGGCATCACGCATCCACAGCAGGGGCGATAGACACCTTGCACAACCCGCTAAGGTAAACCGTCCTTGGTGCCGCATTGTCTCTCAGCGACACTCTAAGCGTCCGCTCTGTCGTTGTCACAGCCGCCGGATATGCAAACGTCACTATATTGCTGCTCGTTCCGCTGACAGTAATATTCGCATTTGCAATCACGGCAACATCGGCTCCGCTTCTCGTTTGAAAGACGATTTCCAGCGACTTGCCGCTTAAGTTGATCGGTGTAGTGCCGTCTGTTTGGTAAAGCGTAATTGATTGCGTTATGGTCTCGCCAACAAACGGCGATAGCACGACACCTGCTTGGCGCTCTGCCGAAATGCCAACAGCGGGAAGGACATTGACGACATTATTCCCACCTCCTGCTGGTGCCTGCGATAGCGACGTCGCTTTCCATCGCCACACACCCGTGACCAATTCAAGCATCTGGCTAAATGCGTACATTATCAGCCCCATCGTTCCGGTTGCGGCTGAATACGCACTCGACGCAGCGGACCAAATTCCCGCCGCGATGTCTGCAATCGCATGGACATGGCTTGTCGGGTCGATCAACACTGTATCGCCCGCGACGGGTGCCGTAGTCAACGCCTCTTCGAGCGTGATTGTCAACGTTCCGTCGCCGTTGTTGACGGTCGTTAAAATCGGGCTGTTTTGCTCTGCCGAAGTGCCCGTGCTCATCCACAGCACCGAA